GCTTTTTAGATAGGAGTTATTATGGCAATAAAGGCATTCGATCCGACTAAATTTCGGACCGCACTAACAAAATCTATTTCAGGTATGAGTGCAGGATTTAACGATCCTACTGATTGGATTAGCACAGGAAACTATGCACTCAACTATCTTATTTCAGGTGATTGGAACAAAGGTATTCCACTAGGCAAAGTAAGTGTTTTTGCAGGCGAAAGTGGCGCAGGCAAGTCATACATTTGTTCAGGTAATATTGTAAAACATGCACAAGATCAAGGTATCTTTGTAGTTCTTATTGACTCAGAGAACGCACTTGATGAAGCATGGCTACAAGCACTGAATGTAGATACATCAGAAGATAAACTACTAAAACTTAACATGTCAATGATTGATGACGTTGCTAAGACTATTAGTACGTTTATGGCAGACTACAAAGCAATGAACGAAGAAGATCGTCCTAAGGTATTGTTTGTTGTTGACTCACTAGGTATGTTGCTAACACCTACTGATGTGGATCAGTTTAACAAGGGTGATATGAAAGGTGATATGGGGCGTAAGCCTAAGGCATTGACTTCACTTGTTCGTAACACAGTTAATATGTTTGGTTCACACAATGTAGGACTTGTAGCAACTAACCACACTTACGCATCGCAAGATATGTTTGACCCAGATGATAAAATCTCAGGTGGTCAAGGTTTTATCTATGCATCATCTATTGTAGTTGCAATGAAGAAGTTGAAACTAAAAGAAGATGAAGATGGTAATAAAATTAGTGAAGTACGTGGTATTAGAGCCGCTTGTAAGGTTATGAAAACACGTTATGCTAAACCATTCGAAGGTGTACAAGTTAAGATTCCGTACGAAACAGGTATGAATCCATATAGCGGCTTGCTTGAATTGTTTGAAGCAAAAGGCGTTATTGAAAAGAGCGGTAACCGTTTGAAGTATGTTACAATGGACGGTGAAGAACTACTTGAATATCGTAAAAATTGGACAGGTGAAATCCTTGATAAAGTTATGTCAGATTATCTCGAAAAAGAAGCATCTATGGTAAATATCGACAATACAACCGAAGAAGAAGTTGTAGTAGATGATCTTAACGAGGAACCTGTAACTAATGAATGACGAAAACATTGCCGATGTTTGGAATCTTTTTAAGGAATACGTAGATAAAAAACAAATTGATATTGTAGCAGAAAAGTTTATAGATTTAATGGCCGACTACGGTGTATCAGACGAAACACTAAAAGACGTATTAGGACATTGTTCATACTTAGATGCTGCAATATACTACTACCTTGATGAAGATGGCGACGATGTTGATTATGATGAAGAATGGGATGAATAATGGGATGGTATAGCGAGATATCGCGTGACGTTAGTAAAATACCTGACGCAATACAGTACTTTGAAAATGAGTTAGCACAAGCAAGAACAGAGTGTAAACTCGCAGGCAACGTTGAAAAATCAGCGGCTGCTATGCCAGGTATTGTAGAACACCGTTTTAATCAACTTCAAGAAATCGAAGCCATTCTAAATTATTTGAATATTGAACTACGTAGATTGCGTAGTTCATTTTTCAAAAAATATCTTGAAAACTATCAACGAGCTCTGTCAAGCCGTGACGTTGAAAAATACGTTGACGGCGAGGCAGACGTTGTTGACTACGAAAAGATTATCAACGAATTTGCTCTAATGCGTAACAAATGGTTAGGTGTACTAAAAGCACTTGATCAAAAGCAATGGCAAATTACAAACGTAGTTAAACTAAGAGTGGCAGGCATGGAGGACGCAACTCTTTGATAGATATTGCCATTATTACAATGAAGGGCAATACTGTTTCTGAAGAGCTTTCGAGAGACTGTTTACAATCACTTAAAAAATTTAATTACTCGGCAGATATATTTCCAGCAATATACGGCAAGGAAATAGTTAGTCGCGAGTGGAAGACTTACAAATTAAAATTCCGGGACGGTACAAAACAGAGTCGTCAGAATATCGGAATAAAAGGTTGCTTTTTAAGTCATTACCTTTTGTGGAATCGTGTAATTGAAACACGTAAACCACTTCTTATTTTAGAGCATGATGCTGTATGTTTGCGTGAAATTCCGAAAAATTTATATGTCGACCAGCATTATGATGTACTAAACTTAGATGCATATAGTCGATTAAAAGAAGACTACGAAGATCATCTTACTTGGCCAACTGTTCCAGGTTATATTAAGCACGGAAGTCCTGGTATGCCTATGTCGATGGTGACAACAAACCAGTGTCATATACCGGGCGCACATGCATATATAATACAACCCAGCGGCGCTAGAAAAATTGTAGACTATACAAATCAAGTTGGCGCATTACCTGCTGATATTGCGTTAAATAATATTGTGCTTGGACTGTATAGGTCTTATACTAGTTATTTTAGAATAAACAAAAGATACTGGATACCACATAGGCAAAAGTCGTCGCACAGTTATACCCGTAACGGCGGGTTAGCAGATAAGGAAAAGTAATGCATTTTTTAATAGCATGCGATCAAGCATATTATGACGATTGGGGACATGAATTACTAAGGAGTATTTGTTTTACTAATCCTTGGCTGAAACTACATTGTCATATAGTTAATCCAAAAACTAGAAAAAAAGGATTAACGTATGTTGACTATACAACAGAAGAAATAGAATTTACTAGCGAATCAAATCGTTTAGGATATTTGCAAGCATCGCGTTTTCTTGCCGTGGCAAATAAATTCAAAGATGAAGATTTGGTTATAACAACTGATGCTGATACAATTTGTACACGGGCAGTAGACCAAGAAGAATACCAGCATATATGTTCAGATGTTAATATTTTAACACATCAAAAACATGGAGGCTGGCTATGCGGATTAATAAGTTATGGAACAGGAAGTTTTAAAAGAGACTATGCAAATGCATTATTAGAAACTCCAGTTGAAAAATGGGAAGTTGGGCACGATCAGCGTGTATTACCTAAATTAAATGACAAGCATAATTTCAGAGTATTGCCGCAAACTTGGATGACTATTGGTAAGCATAGAAACTCAAGTGTGTTCTATACACTTAAAGGAAGAGATCGAAACAACAAATACTTCCTAGCAACTTATAAGAAATTTATTGCACCATGAAAGTAATCGGTATTGAAAATGTATTTCGTACACACCCTCTCCCAGGGTTGTCTAATTTCAAAGTTGTTACTTGGGAAGATAAGGTAGAAATAGATTCTGCTGACATTTATATTCAAGCAAACATAATGGAGTGCAAACATAGGAAATTGCGTCCTATGTATCAGTATATCAAAGATAGCGGCAAGCCTTGGATAGTTGCAGAAAGTGCCGTCTTTCGTAAGAATATGAAGGCACCGCCAAATCCGATGGCATATCATCGTTATAGTTGGTTTAGTTATTTCCGAGACGAAGGCCTATATAATAATCAAAACAGACCTAGCGACAGATGGGATCAAATACAACGTGATCAAAACATTGAGATAAAAGACTGGCGTAATGAAGGCGAATATGTTCTTGTAGCACTACAACGTCCAGGTGATAGCAGTTTAAAAAATTTACTTGCAAAATATAAAACATACGAGAACTTTTTAGCAACTACACTTAAAGATATACGAAAAAATACTAAACGACCTATACGGTTAAGAATGCACCCACTAAGACGAGACAGGCAAGAAGAAATATTTAAAAAATTAAATTTAGAAGGTGTTACAATAAGTGACAACACCGAAGGTGCAAAGATTTCAGGCGGCGGCGAAGGTGGAAGCGGATTGCAAAAAGACTTTGACGGTGCTTGGTGTGTTGTAGGATTTAATTCAAACGTATTAACAGAAAGTGTATGTGAAGGAATACCTACATTTAGTTTGTGTCCAAGTTCAATGGCCTGGGAATGTTCTAATACAAATTTAGCCGATTTAGACAACCCTAAATTTTTTGATAGACAACAGTGGTTATACAACTTAGGTTACTGTCAATGGAGAGAAGATGAAATTGCACAAGGTGCACCTTATCATCATTTGATGGAAATTTATGATCAGGCTAAAATGTATATCCAAAATGGTCGATTACGTTAGCAAACACTTCTTCTACTAATTTTTTAGTCCTATTACTGTAGTATCTTTGATAATCTGCATTTTTTCTTATACCTGATTTAACAAACGTTGTTAGTAGTTCTCCATTATATGGAATAGGTAAATCTAAAAATTCTCGATGTAGATTTTCATATTTTATAAGTTTTTTTACCTTAATATTATTTTCTGGATCAGTATATTTGTCCCAGTCGTTATATTTGTCGCAATGTTTGAAAACAAAATTTTCAAATCCTTCTCGAGTGCGCCAACTTCCGATTTTTTGTGTCCAGTGATAATGGCTTACTATTTTGTCCCACGGATTTCTTTCTACTGCAAATGTAAAATAATCTTCTAATATTTTTCCATGCTTTTTACGAAAATAATTCCAACCTAAATGCCCGCTGGTTTGGGTTGTGTTTAACCTTGGAGTTCCGTCGGCTTCGCTTCCTGTACAAATATCATTTGGACCTAAATAAGGAACAAGATATTTTTCTATACTTGACCCAGCAGTTTTTCTTGTTTTTATAAAAATAAATTTGTGTTGGTGAGATATAATCATATAAATATTTATAATTAAGTACAAGGTTAATTATAAAATGGAATTAGAAGAACACCTCGGTGGACATGATAATAAAACACACCTTGATCCTGGATCATTAGAATTATTTCAAGACTTAGGCTATAAGTCGTTCCTTGATGTAGGATGTGGTCCTGGAGGAATGGTAGAGTTAGCAGAAGCAAACGGATTTGATGCATTTGGTATAGATGGCGATCACACCCTAAAACGTTATAATAATAATAATTTTTTAATACACGATTTTACAAAAGGACCTGCACCACTAGACAAAAAATTTGATATATGCTGGTGTGTTGAATTTGTAGAACATGTATACGAAGAATACATTCCAAACTATGTACAGGCTATGCAAAATTGCAAAAATTTAGCAATGACACATGCCCTAGAAGGCCAAACCGGCTACCATCATGTAAACTGTAAAAATCCCGATTATTGGATTACAACCATGGCCAAATATGGGTTTAAATTTGATCCTGAAATGACTAGAACACTTAGAAAACGTAGTAGAATGGGTACTAGTAAAAAATTTAGATTTATGAGAAGATCAGGGTTATTTTTTACAAACATTAACGAAAGTAGAGTAGAATGAATATTGAATTTGGCTGTGGTGAAAAACCTACTAAAAAAGAATTTAAAACTTGTGATATAAGAGATGTACCAGGTGTTGACTATGTTTGCCCGGCATGGGAAATAGAAAAATTTGTACAGCCAAATACTGTAGATGAAATATTTTCGAGACACATGTTTGAGCATTTAACTTTTATACAAGGAGAAAAGGTTTTAGAAGCATGGCTCAATATATTGAAACCGGGCGGAATAATGGAAATGAGATTGCCCAATATGACTTTCCATATCAACCAATGGAATACAAGATCTAACATGGAGCATGCTAAGGCAGGTTTTTGGGGATGGCAAAGAGAAGGTGAAACAGAAGTATGGGATGTACATAAAAGTGGATACGACATACAAATGTTAAAAGAATTATTGATAGAAAAAGGATACACTAACATTCGTAGTTTAAAAAAACCAATGCATGCCGAACTACATGTGGTGTGTAATAAACCATGATATACTGGACAGAAAAATGGGACGACCCTCAACATATAAAATCAAAGGTTGAGATATTTAAATTATTAACAGACTACCTAGTGACTCCACCGAAAAATATATTAGATATAGGGTGCGGATATGCTAGAGAAAGCGAATATTTTCAAAAAGAGTATGGAACTGATCTTTGGTTACTAGACGGTGATTTTAATTCTACAAAAGATAAACACCGCCAAGTAAAATACGGAACAGCCGAAACATTTGCATTTTACAACAAAGTTGAAACACTATTAGAATCGTATAATAGCCGAGGAATGAAATATACATTTGTTGATGCAACCAATATAAACATTCCTGCTAATGTAAAATTTGATTTAATATACAGCGGGCTAAGTTGCGGTTTTCATTATCCAGCAAACACTTACAAAGATTTAGTTTTAAAACATTCTCATAAAAATACAAAGGTTGTGTTTGATTTAAGAAATGTTCAAGAACAAGAAGATTTTGAAATAGTAAACGTCATACGAAAGGACAGAAAAAGCGTCAAAGCCGAAATCAAGTTTGTGTAATTAAACACGTATATAAATATCTACATGCAAAAAGTGGTTTTAGTTACAGGTGGTTTTGATCCATTACACAGTGGACATATAGAATATTTCAAAGCAGCAAAAAAGTTAGGCGATAAACTTGTTGTTGGAGTAAATAGTGATGATTGGCTTACCCGTAAAAAAGGAAGACCATTTATGCCGATAGCAGAACGTGCGGCAATTATAAAAGAACTTGCTTGTGTTGATCAAGTAATTAGTTTTGACGATGGAGACGACAGCGCATGCGGTGCAATTTTTAAAACAATGTCGACTAACTCAGGAAAGGTTATTTTTGCCAATGGAGGTGATAGAACAAACACAACTACACCTGAGTATAAGATATATGGTGATCATCCACAAGTTGAATTTGCATTTGGCGTAGGTGGTGATAACAAAATAAATTCAAGTAGTTGGATACTAGATGAATGGAAAACACAGAAAACGGAGCGTGACTGGGGTTACTGGCGGGTACTTGATCATAAGCCAGAAAAAGGTTACAAAGTAAAAGAACTAGTAATATATCCAGGAAAATCGTTAAGTGATCAACGCCATTTTAAACGCTCAGAACATTGGCATGTGCTTGAAGGTATTGTACTAATGCAAACTGAGTGGGAAGGTAGAAAAGAACAAAGATATTTAGAGCCAGGAAACATTATAGGTTATGAAGTAGGCAACCAAGTGTGGCACAAAGCCAGCAATCCTGAAGAAGTAAACGCTCACATATTAGAAATACAGTGGGGCGAAGAATGTATAGAAGAAGACATAGAAAGAAGAGATTAATGAAAGTATATGTAGGTTATGATACTAGAGAAGATATTGCGTACCAAGTTTGTAAACATAGTATTCTCTCTAGACAACCAGAGGCAGTAGTACGTCCACTCAAGCAAGCAGAATTGCGAGATGCTGGTTGGTATACCCGTCCAGTGGATAAACTTGCAAGTACTGAATTTACATTTACTCGTTTCCTTGTTCCTGAATTAATGAATTTTCAAGGTTGGGCTTTGTTTATGGATTGTGATATGATCCTTACAACCGATATCAAAGAATTATTTGACCAAACAGATGACAAGTATGCTGTAATGTGTGTGCAACACGATTATGAAGTAAAAGAAGGCACAAAGATGGATGGACAAAAGCAAACATCTTATCCGCGTAAAAATTGGTCAAGTGTTGTACTTTGGAACTGTGGACATCCAAGTAATAAAAAACTTACACAAGATTTTGTTAACGATCCAGAAATCAATGGTGCATACTTACACCGGTTTAGTTGGCTCAAGGATGAAGAAATTGGCGAACTAGATCATACATGGAACTATCTTGTTGGGGTATATGATGATATTGAAACTCCAAAACTAATACATTACACAGAAGGTGGTCCTTGGTTTGAAAATTATAGAAACGGTGAATTTTCTCGTTTGTGGAAAGATGAATTACAGGACATGATGAATGACTAATCCAAAAAAATATCTAGCCCTTGACTCAATAGATACTATAGTTGCTCCTCTAGCCGAAAGCCTAAATGCTGAGTTTATTGAAGGTGGCTGGAAGGGATTATCTAGATATCCAAAAGAATATCCGGTTATATTTCGCAGCATGACTCAACGCAAAACTGTTGAAGCGTGTAAAAAGCAAGGAAGACCATATATATACATTGACACCGGATATATAGGAAACATGCAAAAGCGCAAAGATTGGCACCGTATAGTTCCAAACGGAATGCAACACTCAAGCATTAATTGGGAAATGCCCAAAGATAGATTTGAGTGGATTTCAGGATCTAAGCCTTATTTAAGATTTCCTGGATGGAAGAAAAATGGTAGAGCTATTTTAGTTGTAACACCGTCTGAAAAACCTTGTAAGTTTTATGGCATTAGTAGAGATGAATGGTTAACAGATACACTAGATACACTAAAACAACATACCGATCGTCCTATTATTATTAGAGACAAAGTAAATAGAAGAGATAGAGTCGGTTCAGGTAGTATATATAATCAACTTGACGAAGATCAAATTTTTGCAGTTGTTACGTATAACAGCATTGCCGCAACTGAAGCAATCGGTTATGGAGTACCATGTTTTACATTGGCTCCTAATGCTGCCGACTATTTTTGTGAAAAGGATTTAACTAAAATAGAAACTCCAAAGTACGAAGATTACGACAAAGTAAGGCGTTGGCAAAATTGGTTAGGTTACTGTCAGTACTTGCCAAAAGAAATGCGTGACGGTGTAGCAATGAAACATATCGAGAGGTACAACTTGTCATGACTATAACTGTTGCATCATATTTAATGGGAATACCTCCCGGAAATACTAATCCAGAAAAGCCTGCTATTATTGTTAATTTTATAGAAGGAGTTTGGAAGTGTGGAGACGAAGGTACTATAGTTACTGATTACAATCCTGTAGGTTCTGATGTAGCAGTTGTACAAGGATTTGTTCATCCTGGTAGTAAAAATTCTCCGCATCTTAATTTACGAAAAGAAGTTTTTGAAAAACAACAACGAGACGGCAAACGTAGTATTATTGTTGACAGTAATTTATTTTTATATGCTGACAAAAAGAACAGTAAACAATATTTAAGATACAGTTACGATGGTATATTTCCTACTACAGGAGAATACTGTAATGACAATCCAGATCCGTACCGCTGGCAAAAACTAAGCAAAGATCTTGGAATACAATTAAAAGCATGGAAACTAAGCAAAGGTAAACACATCCTTATAACTTGTCAAAGAGACGGCGGCTGGAGTATGGACGGACAATCTGTTATGCCTTGGTTGTTAAAAACTATTAAGGACATACGTAAATGGACTGATCGACCTATTAGAGTAAGATTTCATCCAGGTGACAAAAGAGTGTTAGAACACAAACGAGCAATCGCACGTTATAGACTACCGGGTGTTACAATAAGCCATTACGATAATATACTACAAGATTTTATATCTTGTCACGCTGTAATTAGTTATAATAGTAGTCCTGCTATTGCAGCAGCAGTAGAAGGTGTACCTGTATTTGTGCTTGATCCTAAGCGCAGCCAGGCATCACCAGTTGCACATCATGATTTATGCAATATTGAAAAGCCTCAAGAATTTGATAGAGAAAAGTGGATACATTCTATGGCACAAATGCATTGGACACTTAGCGAATTGAAAGACGGAACAGCATGGAGACACCTAAGAAAATGGGCAAAGAAATAACAGTAGTCACTACATTTCATTATGAAGGACTATTAATTTACGGTCAAAGATTTATTGATTCGTTTGCAGAACGTGTAGATAAACGTATCAAATTGCTTGTATACACAGAAGACTGTACGCCTGAAAATCCAGATCCAGATCAAATTATAATATTAGATCAAAAAGAACATTTACCTAAATTAGTAGAATTTAAAAAACGTTGGGGAAGTGTACCAAAAGCAAACGGTAAATGTCCTTGGCCGGAAAGACGTCCTAGAGATCATCACAAAGAATTTAAATGGGATGCTGTACGTTTTGCTAACAAAGTGTATGCAGTTTTTGATGCATGTGAGCGTAGCACAGACTGGTGTGTATGGATGGATGCAGATAGTTACATTCATAGTGATTGGAGTTACGAAGAATTTGCTAAACTTCTCCCAGAAGAATCATACCTTACTATAGTTGGCAGAGGTAGAGGATCTCAAACATGGCCAGAGTGCGGCTTCTACGGAATGAATCTTAAAAACAAAGCATGTCAAGAGTTTTTAGCAGAGTTTGAACGTGTATACGAAGATGCAGACAATGGCATATTCCTTTTGGAAGAATGGCACGACAGTTATGTATTTGGAGATATTATATTTAAATTTAAACAACGCGGCTACGAAAATATTTTTGATTATAGTGCAAATATCTACGTTAAGACTGCAAAAACCGGTGGCGGCGGACATCCTCTAATTAACGGTCCTCTAGGTAAGTTTATGGATCATATGAAAGGCGGCCGGAAATCCAAAGGTATATCAAATAAAAAAGATTTAATGAGTCATAGGCAAGAAACATATTGGCAAGATGCAGTTTAATTTACATACGCAATTTGGCGCACTTAATTCTAAGCCTGTGTTTGATGCCTTTCATGCTGGCGCTAACGCTCTTGGTCATGATGTTGTCTATAATAGTAACAGTGGGATTGATGTTATTTGGAGTGTACTTTGGAACGGTCGTATGGCTAGAAACCGTGCTATCTGGGAAAGAAACATTGCACAAAAGAAATCGACCGTTGTACTCGAAGTGGGAGGGATACAACGAGGATCCACTTGGAAGGTAGGGTTAAATGGAATTAACAGAGATGGTTACTTTGGTGACAGCGGCAATGATAGCACTCGGGCTGATATTTTGGGATTGGTTTGTAAGCCTTGGCGATCCAACGGCAATTTTATTTTAATATGTGGTCAACACGATAAAAGTTTACAATGGAAAAACATGCCACGTATGAGTACGTGGGTAATGGATACTATCGAAAAAATACAAAAACACACTGATCGTCCAATACTATTCCGTCCGCATCCTAGATGTAAATTAGAAGCAATTGAACATCAATATAAAAATGTTTATAGACAAGACCCCCGTTACATTAATGGCACTTATGACGACTTTGACATAGGCTTCGACAACATATGGGCTACTATAAGTTATAGCTCAAATCCAGGTATACATAGTATACTTGAAGGCGTACCTGCTTTTGTAGGCCCCAGCTCGTTAGCGTATGATGTTGCTAATGACATAGACTTTCTACACGATATAGAAAATCCTCTCAAGCCAGATAGACAGCAATGGCTAAACGACTATGCGTGGACAGAATGGACTGTAGAAGAAATTGCTTCAGGATTGCCGCATAAACGTTTGATAGATAAGTTAATTTAATTCTTGACTTCTAACTAATTATGCGCTATAATAGTAACATGTTAAAAACAATAGAAGACTGTCTAGAAACAATCGCTGGTCTAAGAGACTCGCATTCAAACCTTAACTTTGAGAGTGAAGAGTTTACTATTATGAATAGTATCTCTCGCCAGGTGTTTCGAGGCACTGCACTTACTGATAGACAACATGCATTAGTAAAAGAAAAACTAACAAAATACATACCTATGTTAGAAGCAGTAGGGTATGAAAATGTCGAACGTGCCATCGAAGGCTTACGAAATCCTATACGACAAATTAATAGAAGTAAGTTTATTAAATTAGTTGATGCTCCTACTGATTTTCGCGATAGGGATGAAAAGCAGGTTATTGCTATTAGATTTCCTTTTAAAAAATCAGACATTGTTTTAATTAATGAAATACAGCATTCTGCCCAAGGTTATCACCATGTAAAAGGCGAGCATGTACACTATTTTAGTTTTACAGAAAACAATTTATTACAAATTGGCGATAGATTTTTTCAAAAAGATTACGAAATAGATCCTATGTTGAAAGAAAAATATCAACAAATTAAGACTATTAAAAGTAACCCTAACGAATACTTGCCCTACATAGAAAATAATAAGTTAAAAAATATTAAACCAGAATTACAAAAAATTATCGAAAACGAAACAGACAATGATATCGTTAAAATTTACGATCGTAGATTTAGGTACTGTTTAGATAATATAACTGTAAATTTAAGAGAAAGTAATCTTGAAGGAAAAATTGCTTCTCGGAATGAATTGACTTATCTAAGCAAGCCTTCAGCAGAAAACATAGATACTATACTATATGCACTATATAACCTAGACAGGTTTCCTATGTTAGTAGTACTCCATGATGATATCGAAAGTCAATTGCACGAAGTTTTAACATTTTTTAGAGATTTAATTTCTACTGAACATCAATGTGTGTTGTTTAGAACAGAAGAAAAAGAAAGCGGATTTAACCAACTTATCAAAGATAGAAACTTAAACAACTGGCTTGACAACGACACTAAAATAGTGTATATTAATAGTAATAAACTTCCAAAGTTGTTGCTAGAAACTTCTTGGAGGCCTAATTGTACCTTTGCTTACAATAGCAACAATAATAAGCATGTACAATTTTATATTAAAAATAATTGTGACTTAATTGTTCATAGAGAAGAAACAGTAAGTCCATTCACGAGAATGTTTCTATAAATGGCAAGTTGTAGATTAATAATAGAAGACGAAGTTAACATCAAACTAGAAGGATTAGATGTAGATGTTAGAAGAAAACTCGCCAATGCTCTTAAGTTTGAAGTGCCTTATGCAAGGTACATGCCCCAGTATAAACTTGGACGATGGGACGGTAAGGTTGCTTTTTTTGGTATTGGCGGCACAGGTTACGTTAACCATCTTGATGTTATTGTTGCTGTTCTACAAAAAAATAACGTCCAAATAGTTGACATTGACGATCGTAGACATCCTATACAATTAGACCTACAACCTATTACAGAACGCTATTGGGCTGACCAAGGGGTACGTTGGCCAGAAGGACATCCTGCAGAAGGTGAAGAAATCATTCTGCGTGACTACCAGGTCGAAGCAATCAACAACTTTCTACAAAACCCACAGAGCTTGCAAGAAATTGCAACAGGTGCAGGTAAAACTATTACCACAGCCACACTGTCACATATTAGTGAGCCGTACGGACGTAGTCTTGTAATTGTGCCTAACAAGTCACTTGTTACACAAACTGAAGAAGACTATATCAATTGTGGGTTAGACGTAGGGGTGTACTTCGGAGACAGAAAGGAACTAGGTAAGACTCACACCATATGCACTTGGCAAAGTTTAAACATACTTGACAAGAAGCACAAAGATGGTTCTGCTGTATTATCACTAGCAGAGTTCTTAGAAGGTGTTAGCACTATTATTGTCGACGAAGTACACCAAGCGAAGGCAGAAGTTCTCAAGAATCTGCTTACACGCAACCTACGCAACGCTCCTATACGTTGGGGACTAACTGGTACAGTGCCCAAAGAGAAGTTTGAGTTTGAAAGTATACATGCAAGTCTAGGTCCGGTTATTGGACAAATTAGTGCTAAGGAATTACAAGACAAAGGTGTATTATCTGAATGTCATGTTAATGTTGTACAATTAATTGACACAGTTGAACATCGAGATTATCAATCAGAATTAAAATACCTAACAACAAATACACAAAGATTAGAGTATATAGGCAAATTATTAAACACAGTAAAAGAATCCGGAAATACATTAATTCTTGTTGATAGAATTTCAGCAGGAGAAATACTACAAGAACTTATACCAGGATCAACTTTTGTAAAAGGTGATGTAAAATTAAAAGACAGAAAGGACGCATACGATGAAATCAATGAAGGTACTAACCACGTGGTTATTGCAACCTATGGAGTTGCGGCGGTGGGAATTAATATTCCTCGCATTTTTAATCTCGTCCTTATTGAGCCTGGCAAGTCTTTTGTACGAGTAATACAATCAATAGGCAGAGGCGTTAGAAAGGCAAAGGACAAAGACTTCGTACAAATATGGGATCTTACATCAACATGTAAGTTTGCGAAGCGGCACCTTACCCAACGTAAAAAGTTTTATAAGGAAGCTCAATACCCATTCACAATTGAAAAAGTGGATTGGAAATAATTTATGAGAATATTAACATTAGAAAATAAATGTTTTAACCTAGACGATTTACCGGAGCAAATTGAAGACGATATACGTTTTAGCGTATTAGACAATTCAGACCCAACAAATCCTGATTTCTTTTTTGTTCCTTTGATTTTTTTAGAATCATTTAGTGCGCCTGCTATGGTAATTGAAATTGCAGGACAAGAATTTACAATGCCTGTAGACTGGCACATTGCTGTGGGTGACAGCCAGAGTGGAAACGATTTAGAAATACTTCCGCTAACTAGTTTAAACGATAGAGGTTTTGAAGCATTCCTTTTTAATCCTTTGTCTAGTTTTAAGGCAGATTTTGCAGAAATAAACATTGTAAACTTTTATCAAGATATCAAGTGGTACTTTCCTAAAATGAAAAACGGACAACTACTTACTGTTCCTATTGAAACAGGAGATAAGCCACTATGTGCATATTTTGTAAAAGACATTAGTAGACAGTGCGAAGTAATTGAATATGCACAGTTGTTATAAAAGGAAAGGTTGAATGAAAATGAAAGCAGGAAAAATTTGGGGTCAAACAGAATTAATCCATGCTAACGGTGTATTAGAATTTCATCGTATTGAATACAAAGCAGGATTTAAGTGTTCCGAACACGAGCATCAGTATAAATGGAACGGCTTCTATGTCGAGTCAGGTAAGATGATTGTTCGTGTTTGGCAAAGCGATGATCAAGAAGGTTTAGTTGATGAAACTATTCTTGGTCCAGGTGACTTCACGCAAGTGAAGCCAGGCAAGGTCCATCAATTTGAAGGTTTAGAAGACGGTGTCGCTTTTGAACTATATTGGGCCGAGTTTAATCACGATGACATTGTTCGTCGTACAATTGGCACACAAGTAACCAAAGGAGGAAAATAATGTTTGGTACTTTAGAAGGGATTAATAAGACGCTTGTACGTAATCTTGTTATCCTACACACCCTAGTAATTGCTATCAGTAATTACTTAGTTACCATCCGGTTTAATTTATTTCCGGGTGCAGACTTGCCACTATTCGGTGAGTTCCCATTGGCAGCAGCAGCGTTTACATTTCCGATTGTTGTAGTTGCCACTGACCTTACAGTTAGATTAGTAGGTAAGGAAGCAGGTAGAGCGGTAGTTGCTAGAGCCATTATTCCTGCTATTATTGCTTCAGTACTTGTATTACTTGCTCTAGGCGATGAACATGCTTATAGAGTTGGTCTTGCAAGCGGTGTTGCATATGGTATCGGTACAATGCTTGATGTGTATGTGTTCCAACACATTCGTGAAAAGTATACGCAGGCATGGTGGGCGGCACCAGCAATTTCAACTATTGCTGCCAACATCATTGATACCTACTCGTTCTTTTACACTGCATTCTACCCAGCACCTTGGGTACACGGCGTAGCGTTTAACAACACACTAACTAAAATTGTAGTTGGTTTGATTGTATTCCTACCAGCATATGGTGTACTTCTTGCATTCCTAAGAGACAAGTTCGATCTTGGACTTGCTCCTAAGGCTGAAGAAAAAGTTATTACACCAAAGCCAGCAGCAAAAAAGACTCCTGCCAAGCGTGGTAGGAAGCCGAAAGCAAAGGCTGAGTAATGGGAAATCTCCTTCCTGGAGAGCCATTGATATATGAGCGTAGCAACGGTGTTGTTTACGCTCGGTATCGCGACAAGCCCGAGATTCCCCGCTGGATTATAGGCGGGGATCCGGGCGCCGTTGCTAAGGCACAAGGAAACCTTTTAGATTACGGCGAATGGTTAAAACTTTGTGAACTAGCAGCAACTAATTCAACCCTTATGAAAATAATGGAAAAACTTGTAAACACATATTTTTTAATAAAAGAAAGGGATGACAAATGAAATTTAAGACTGCAAGTATTGAAGGTACAGTTGCTAAACTAGACGAACGATATATGGTAAAAGATAACACGTTCTTAAAAAATTTAGTAGTGAGCAGTACACGTCTAAACAGGCTTAAAAGTACGTCAGGACATTCACACAAAGGGCAAGAAGAAGTTTACATGTTCTTAGAAGGTTATGGAACTATGGAACTTGATGATGTTACCTATAATGTTGAAGCAGGCGACACTGTGTTAGTTGAAGATGGTGTATTCCACAGAGTACACGCAGGTAGTGAAGAATTATATTTTGTTTGTGTATTTGATGGAAGGAGAACACATTGAGAATTATTGCGGGCCCGTGCCAACATGAATCACTTGAGCACAGCATGAAAATTGCACGTGAATGTAAACGTGTATGCGATAAACATGGTATTGATTATATCTTCAAAGCAAGTTTTGACAAAGCAAATCGAACTAGTATAAACGGTGAAAGAGGAGTAGGAGCAGATGTTACTATGTCTGACTTCCAAGTGCTTAAAAATGAATTAAAAGTTAATTTGCTAACAGATGTACATAGTGTTGAACAAATAGAATGGGTTGAAAAAATTGTAGATGTAATACAAATTCCTGCATTCCTTTGCCGACAAACTGATTTAATACAAGCCGCATGTAAAACTGATTGTGTTGTTAATATTAAAAAAGGACAATTCTTAGCACCTTGGGATGTCAAAGGAATACTGAGTAAAACAGAAGGTGCAAAAGCAGTATGGATTACTGAAAGGGGAACTAGTTTTGGATATAATACTTTGGTCGTTGATTTCACTGGCATTCAGCATATGCTTGATACCTATAATGTTCCTGTTGTTTTTGATGTTACCCACTCGGTTCAACGCCCGGGAGGAAATGGCAGTAGTAGCGGCGGTAATCGTAGGTACGTCCCTGGCTTGGCTCGTGCTGCATCTGCAATGGGTGTAACTAACTTCTTTTTAGAAGTACATCCTGTTCCAGATATGGCGCCAAGTGATGGACCTAATATGTTATGTTTAGATGACTTCGAAAGGGTTGTAGATGACATCGTCCGCTATTCTTATTCCCGCTAGATACGCAAGCACACGTTACCCTGGAAAGCCTTTGGTTGAGTTAGATGGCATTCCTATGATAAAACGTGTGTATGACGCTTGTATTGCGTCTAACCTACCAACATACGTGCTTACTGATCATCAAGACATATACAACTATATGGGTGCCAGCAAGTGTATTATAGATACAGCAGATTATGAAAACGGTACAGAAAGATGCGCAGGTGCAGTAGCAAGTCGTGTGTTTGACGAATTTGATTATTTTGTAAACGTGCAAGGTGATATGCCAGATGTAACTACAGAAATGATTAAAAAGTGTTTGCTTAGTCTTGAACATTATAGTGTAAGTACAGTGTTTACTACAATGCCAGAAGAAGAACAAAACAATCCAAATAGTGTGAAGATGGTACGGGCAGGTGATCAAGCACTATGGTTTGGTAGAGGTATGACAGGATACGGCGAATGGCATTTGGGTGTATATGGCTATCGCAAAAATGCACTACAAGTATATCCTCATTTACGTGTTGAAAAAGAAGAACGCATAGAGAAACTTGAGCAGTTGCGTTGGTTAAAAAATGGTTGGCAAATTGGTTGTTTGAGTGTACAATTTAATGGTACTGAGATTAATACACCTGAAGATGTAGAGGTATGGAATGCCAAACAAGCACATTGATTTATTCAAAGAAATGATACCGGCACTTGACGCCGGCATCACTGATATGTGGGATGCTGCTGGCGAAGAAGGCCAAAAAGAAATCAAAGGTGACTTGTGGAACTTAAACAGGTATATGAGCAGTGTTACTGGTAGTCGTGAAAAACAAGAACTTGCTGTGTTTAAGACTAACGAATACTACAATAAAAACTGGGCAGTGCTTGGTAACAAAGAAGCAAAACTACAATGGTTAATACTTTGTCAATGCGGCAACACAGGTAAAAAAGAATTCCATCCTTGGATTGGATTTAAAAAGAAAAACGCAGATGATAGCAAGGTTATTAACTTTTTAAAATCAATATATCCAAATATGAAAGAAGATGAGGTAGAATTACTTGCTAGAATATCTACAAAAAAAGAAATCAAGCAGTTGGCTGAAGAGCATGGAGTTGATGTCAAACTCTGATAAACCATATGTGTGTGAATACTGCGGAAGCGGATACGTAAGAGAAAAAACTCTTGCAGCTCATATGTGTGAAAAGAAAAGACGTGCATTGCAAAAAGATGAAAAACGTGTACGATTTGGATTTTATGCATTTCAAAGATTTTATAAACTAAGTGCAGGTGCTAGGAAAGAAAAAACATATGAAGACTTTTGTAACTCGCCTTACTACAATGCGTTTGTCAAGTTCGGATCGTTTGTCAATAATGTGCGTCCTCTATATCCTGAGCGTTATATTGATCATGTCGTAACTAGTGGTGTTAAATTAGATCACTGGTGTAGAGATGAAATGTATGAAAAATATGCACTTGATTTAATATTAAAAGAAGATGTAGCAACAGCACTTGAACGTAGTGTTAAAAATATGATGGAATGGGCTGAAGATAAAAGTTCGCCTTGGAATCATTATTTTAGATATGTAAGTTTAAATAGAGCAGTTTGGGATATCAAAGATGGAAAAATATCTCCTTGGCTCATTCTTAATTGTAACGACGGCAAAGAAATGTTAAATAAATTTAATGATGAACAGTTAAGTCTAGTTTATCATGTAATCAACCCTGAACATTGGGCGTTAAGATTTAGACGCCATCCTACAGATGTTCAATTAGTAAAAGATGTTGTGAAGGAATCTAACTTATGAAAATTTTAATCTTTGGATTGCCAGGCGCAGGTAAGACCTGGCTGGCTGAAAGATTGCAAAAGCATTTACCAGACTGTGCTTGGTTTAATGCAGACGAAGTTCGCAAAATGGCAAACGATTGGGAGTTTAGCGAAGAGGCTAGAACACGCCAAGCTCGTCGTATGTGTAATATAGCAGATTATGAAAAAGGTTGTGGCCGCAATGTAATTTGTGATTTTGTTTGCCCAACAGAACTAACACGATATATTTTTGAAGCAGATATTTCAATTTGGGTAGATACTATTGAAGAAGGTAGATTTGAAGACACTAATAAAATGTTCGAAAAACCTTCAACTGTAGATTTCCATATAACAAAACACCTTGTTGAAGAAGAAGGCGAAGTAGAAAACTTAGCAAGTGCTATTCAGTCATTGAGAATTTATGATGAAGGAATTCTTACAGGTTGCTAAATGGAAGAAAAAGTATCAGCAAAGCGCCATTTAGCAAAAGCAATAACATGGCGTATTATAGCAAGTATAACAACTGCAATAATTGCATATATGTTCGGACTGCCACCCAAAGCAGTTGGAGCAGTATTCATAACAGACTTAGTTATTAAGTTTGTTTTGTATTATGCTCATGAACGTGTATGGTATAAACACATTAACTACGGAGTTAAATAAATATGAGTTTCGATTGGCAAAAGCCTACAGCACAAATGCTAGGACGTTGGCAACCATGGCATCCTGGACACACTGCGCTATTTAAAAAGGCGTTAATGGACATAGGACAAGTTTGTATCCAGGTACGTGATGTCGGTGGTATTGTTGGCGAAGACGCTGGTGCAGGGCGTACAGTAAAACAAGATGATAATCCATTCAATTTTAATACAGTTAAGAGTAATATTATTAATGCATTAAGAGAAGAAGGGTTTGAATATCAAGAAGAATATACAGTTATGTTAGTTCCTAATATTGTAGATATAAGTTATGGTCGAGGCGTAGGATATACATTTACACAACACGACTTGGGCGAAGAAATCCACAATATTAGTGCAACTAAAATTAGAGCTAAACTAAGAGAAGAAGGTAAATTATAATGGAACTATTGTACTTTCCAAATGAATTTTTAGAAAAAGAAGTCAAGGATGTTGACGTTGAAAATCCTGGATTTGATCCAAAAGAATTAAAAGAACAGATGGTCGAGTTCATGTTGTCTAAGAATGGTATTGGATTAAGTGCAAATCAAATCGGATTGGACGCAAAAGTTTTTGTAATGGGAGACAAAGTAGAAAACTCTACTATCTGTATTAATCCTACAGTATTACAATACACTAGCGGAACACAAGACGATTATGAAGGTTGTTTAAGTTTTCCAAATATATTTGTTAAAATTAAACGTCCAAAAGAAATACTTGCACAATTTTATGATGAAAATCTAGAACAACAAACAGTTAAAATTGTTGATTATAGTGCTAAGTGTTACCTACACGAATTAGATCATTTGTTAGGAATAACTATGAAAGATCGTTGTAGTAAATTGAAATGGGACATGGCTAGAAAAAAGGCTCGTAAAATAGAGAAGCAATATGCCTGATATTGATATAGACTTTGCTAATAGAGATATTGTATTAGAGAAAATACAGCATCGTATTGCAAAACTTGATACAGATAAAAAGCATAATACAGGTATCTATGTAACGGAGATACCGCACAACCCTGTTGACAACTTATCTACTATTGATTATAAGACTGCTGAAGACAGAGGTTATTTTAAGTTGGACTTTCTTAACGTCTCTATATACAAAGATATTAGAGATGAACAGCATTTAAAAGACTTAATGTCGAGGGAACCATTATGGGAACTGTTTACACATCCAGAATTTGTAGATCAACTATTTCATTTGAACGGGCATGGGACGGTAGTGAAAAAACTCTCCCCTACTTCCGTGGAACAATTAGCTGCCGTCCTAGCAATTATCCGGCCAGCAAAGAGGCACTTGATTGGGAAGACATGGACGGATATAATGAAGGAAGTTTGGGTGAAGCCGGAGAATGATGAATACTATTTTAAGAAAGCGCATGCTGTTGCATACGCAATGAGTGTTGTAGTACACGCTAATTTAATTTGTGAGCAATTAAATGGCAAGGCGTAATGACTTATTAACTATTCCAATGACTATTAGTTGGAATAACAAACCTAATAGAAAATATTTTTTAGAATATCTTATAAAAGAAAATAATTACACTAGTATGGCAGAAGTTGGGGTCAGAGACGGACGCACTACTTTCTATCTATTAGACAACTGTCCTGAATTAACTATTTACGGAATTGATCTAAGTATAACAGGATTTTATAATAGTACTATAAAAGAAAAATATGGTAACAGACTAATACCAGTTTTAGGCAATAGTTCGCAAGTTGCAAATGATATACCTGATGTAGATTTAATTTTTATAGATGCTGACCATAATTATGAAGGCTGCAAGAATGACATTTATGCTTATAAAACAAAAGTTAATCGTAATGGAATTCTTAGTGGTCATGATATAGACTATCCTGGTGTAAACAAAGCAGTAAACGAATTAGTAGTTAATTATGATGTTGGTCCTAACAATGTTTGGTTTACTTTGGACGCTTAACTAATTGTATTGATTTTCTTTTAACTCTTTTAATACTTAAATCACTTAAATTTACGCAAGGACCGATTACTACCCTTACGTCTTTTGAATTCATTGTAGTAATAGAATACTTAAACGGATCCATATCTCTTTTTAGAAAGATATTAATCGGAATCAAACGATTTGATTCCCACCACCATGTTTCGCCCATTTCGATAAACTTTTGTTTTTCCTCTGGTGAACGTAGATTAGTGTAAACATACATAGATGTTACAGCCGCGTCTTGATTAATAATGATTCCTACGAATTCTTCTCCTCCGTAAGTAACTACGGACAAAAATGGAAATTTTTCTTGTATCTCTTTTGTTAACATGTTGTGTCGATAAATATACTTATGCAGTTAATACCTAGATATTTAGTCACAAATAGAATTAACATTGTCGCAGATGTGGCAGGATTCGTTACGGAGTACAGACCAGTGTATACAAGACAAATACAATTATACAAAGGCGTTGATAATGTTGTAGAGTTTAGAGTTCTCAACGCTGATCAAAAGCCAATAGATATTTCATCATATACCCCAAAAGTGTATGCGTTTGATGAAAACAAAACATTAGTAATTGAAAAAGAAGGAATAGTATCAGCCACCAAAGGTGTGTTTAGTGTTACTATTACTGAAAACGATTTACTAAACTTAAAACAACAATACTTAGGTTATAATGTCTTACTGCACACAACTGACTCCAAAACGCTAACATACTCTCACAGCAACTTCGATAATGATGCAACAATGTTTATAAACGCTAGAACTATGCCTGGTCCTTTAGCAACACATTCTGTTACTTCTTTTACTGAAATAGAAACAGATGTTTGGGCTAGTGATGTAATAACAGCAGAACCTGGTATTAATGGTAACGAAGCATTGCACACTGCTGCATTTTACACAGACGCATTTGCAGGAGATCTTGTAATACAAGGTACACTTGACGATCAAATATCTGATAATATGAATTGGGCAGATATTGATACTGTAACCTTTAGTGGTTCTGAAACAGAGCCTACTCCTGTAAACTTTAATGGTGTGTTTAGTCATTTACGTTTCAAAGTAACTACAGATCCTTCAAGTACAATTACACAAATTTTAGTCAGAAACTGATTGACAATACTACACAACTACGCTATAATAATAGTATGAGTGTAGTAAACGATACAGTTCTGACATACCTGCCATCTAAGCGTAAGCAAACGCCTAGTGGATGGATCTCCTTTAATGCACCGTGCTGTCATCATAACGGGCACTCAGCAGACACTCGCGGACGCGGTGGACTAATCGCCAATCCAGACGGTGGGGTTAGTTATCACTGTTTTAACTGTGGGTTCAAAGCAAGTTGGCAACCGGGCAGGAACTTTTCACACAAGTTGCGAAGGCTCTTACAATGGATGGGAGCGCCTGACGATATAATCAACAAGGTGGCACTTGAAGTGATGAGAGAGAATGAGGGTGTTGAAGCAAAAACACGTATAGCAGCACTACCTGAGTTCAATACTGTCTCGTTGCCAACCGATGCTGAACCACTTGCAAAACATCAGTGGGCCGAAGCCGGACACTTAGATGAAAACATAGTGCGTATCTTCCAGTATATGCTAGAACGTAAACTACTCATTGACGATATAGATTATCATTGGTCTCCGAGTTTAGGTTACCGTGATAGACTTATCATTCCGTTCTATTATGAAGGACGAATTGTAGGATGGACAGGACGTACTATTGTACCTAACAAACAACCTAAGTATCTTACAGAAGTACAACCGGGTTATGTGTTTAACATAGATGAACAACGTCCTAATAAAATATTTTGTATAGTTTGCGAAGGACAATTAGATGCACTACACATAGAAGGCTGTGCGTTAGGCGGATCAGAAATAAACGAACAGCAAGCAATGTTGTTAAATAGACTAAACAAGCAAATAATTGTTGTCCCAGATAGAGACAAAGCAGGAAGCAAACTTGTTGAAAGCGCAATTGACCTAGGTTGGTCAGTGAGCTTGCCTGATTGGGCAGACGATATAAACGATATCGGAGATGCTGTTGAAAGACACGGTAGGTTGTATACACTACATAGAATTGTGTCTTGTGCAGAAGAATCTCCGTTAAAAATTAGGTTAAGAGCAAAAAAATGGTTTGGTTGAAAAAGATAAAATATGCAACAATAACTTTTCTGTATGGGGTTTGGAACATTATTACCTGGCCTTATATACGTATTAGAGACGAAATACGTTTTAGACGGCGTCTAAAAGAATTACGCAAAAGGGATCCTTTTATATATAAATGACAGAATTTGAAAATGGGATATTTAGGTTTTTAAAACGCATTGTAAAAGAAAGTAGTCTTACGCTTGCTATTATATACACAATCGGTCATGTGTTAATTGCAATGACTGTTGTAAGTGTAATGACAGGCGCAAGCCTATGGGAAGCAGGAGCAGTTGCACTTATTGAACCTAGTATTAATGGTTTCTGGTTTTACATATTACATAAAACATGGACAGCAATGAATAATGATTAAATGGGGTATGGTTGGCAACAGTCATGATGCAAGTGTTGCAGTATTTGAAACTAGGCGCAAAGGCCTAGGTCCTAACGAAACTACAAGTTTACTATGGGCAGGGTTAGCCAAAGACTTCAGTGGCGTACCTAATGACCCCCACTTGAATAGTGATATTATCAAACACGCCCTAGACTACGGTAACCCTGACCAAATAGTTTGGTATGAAAGACCTGGGCTCAAAACTCTTAGACAATGGAAAGCAGGACAAGGGTGGTTGTGGAAAGAAAATAATATACGCAGATATCTAAAACGCTGGAACATTACAGCACCTATTGCGTATACCCAACACCATCTTTCACATGCTGCCTATGCATATTACACTCAACCACACGACGATTGTGCTGTAATTTGTTTGGACAGTATAGGAGAGTTTGAGACCCTAACTATATGGCACGGTAAGAATAATCGGCTTAAAAAGATTTACAGCCAGGGTTATCCACATAGCCTAGGACTTTTCTACAGTGCTATGACACAACGTATGGGGCTAGTACCACAGCGTGACGAATATCTTGTAGCCCAGTGGGCTAAAAAAGGTAACCCTAAAAGATTAGCACATATTATGCGCAAAGAAATTATTAAGGTTGACCACGAAAGTCGTAACCCCCATCATATTCATATGCGTGAAAATTTACATAGAGGATGTATGTGGTGGAGGCCTGAGTTACAGTCACAGCAAGACATGTATGATATAGCAGCAGCAACACAGGCTATATTTGAATATTGCGTGAACGTACTCAGTATATGGACCAAAGTAATAACAGGGTCTAGTAATATAGCACTTGCAGGCGGTGGCGCCCTTAATAGAGATGCAATAGATAAGATTAGAAATCAATGGACTAACATATGGGTTCCTCCAAATCCAGGTGACCCTGGCAGTTGTATAGGCGCAGTATTAGCAAAACATAAAACTAAGATTGTTCTTGACAATCAATGGTATAAGAAAGTATAATAAGAACATGACGAGACAGAATACAGACTACGGTTACGACATACAAAAAGTTTATTTAGAAATGTTTCTTACAGATGCAGAATCGTTTGTAAGATGTCAGGGTGTGTTTGATCCTGACACATTTGATAGACGTTTACAAAATCCGGCAAAATTCTTAAAAGAATATGTCGAAGAGCATAATGCTATGCCTACATTTGATATGATCAATGCGGCAACTGATAACAATCTAAAAAATCCAGGGCAACTACAAGAGAATCATTATGACTGGTTGCTACAAGAATTTGAAACGTTTAGTAGACACAAAGCACTAGAAGCAGCAATTCTTAAGAGTGCTGACTTGCTTGAGAAAGGTGAATATGGGCCTGTTGAAGACTTGGTTAAGAAGGCTGTTCAAATTGGTCTTCAAAAAGATCTTGGTACTGACTATTGGGCGGATCCTAAGAGTCGTTTGGAAGCGATTAAGGACAAGAACGGACAAGTAAGCACAGGCTGGCCGAGCTTAGATAAGAAACTGTTTGGTGGATTCAACAGAGGCGAGCTTAACATCTTTGCAGGTGGCTCTGGTTCAGGTAAGAGTTTGTTTATGGCTAACCTAGGTGTTAACTGGTGTTTGGAAGGTATGAATGTACTGTACGTAACTTTTGAACTTAGTGAGAATCTAGTTAGTATGCGACTTGATTCAATGGTGTCAGAAATACCTAGCAGAGATGTGTTTAAGCAAATTGATGATGTGCAGATGAAAGTTAAGATGATTGGCAAGAAAGCAGGCGCATTTCAAGTCAAGTATATGCCAACTGGTAAGAACGCAAACGACTTACGTGCATACATCAAAGAGTATGAAATTAAAACAGGACGCAAGGTAGATGCAATACTTGTAGACTATTTGGACTTGATGCATCCAATTGCTGCAAAGATTAGTGCAGAGAACTTGTTTGTTAAGGACAAGTACGTATCAGAAGAACTGCGTAACTTGGCTATGGAACTTAACTGTGTGTTTGTTACAGCAAGTCAGTTAAATAGATCCAGCGTTGAGGAGATAGAATTTGACCACAGCCACATTAGTGGCGGTATTAGTAAAATTAATACTGCTGACAATCTCATAGGTATCTTTACAAGTCGTGCAATGCGTGAGCGTGGGCGTTATCAAATTCAGTTGATGAAGACACGTTCAAGTTCAGGTGTAGGACAAAAGATCGATCTAGCGTTTGATGTAGATACATTACGTATTATGGATCTAGGTGAAGATGGTGAAGAACAAACCACTGCTAGTGCTGGAGGGTCGAAGATACTTGATGCACTCAAAAGAAATCCTACAGGTACAAATAATTCAACACCAGATGACGGCGAACCAGTTAAGAAGATACGTGCAGAAACAGACTCGACCAAGTTGAGACAATTTTTAAATACACTAGGAACAGAAGAATAGATGTTAAGACTATTACATATGGAAGAATTAGAAAAGTTAAAAGATGACCCGGTACGGCCTCACATAGATTGGATGTGGAGGATAACTGACGGGAGAGAAGTTTTTGTTCTCGAGGATGACTTTAATGGTTCTGTCAATGCAATAGTATGTGTAACATATATGGATGAAGTTCCTACTTGTGAACAGGATATGTTAGATCACTTAGGTGAAAGTATTGCTGTATTTTATACTGTGTGGAGTTATACCAAGGGTGCTGGTAGAGATATTATATTTGCAACACAAAAAAGAATACAGGAACAGAGGCCCACAGTCAAACGTTTTGTAACATTAAGTCCTCTTACTGAAATGGCTCAAAAGTTTCATATTAGGAATGGCGCTAAATTTTTAAACAAACACTTTGATTGTCAAAATTTTGAATACAGTTAAGGACTATTATGGGAACACTCAATTTAGCAGTAACAGAAGTAGAACACTATACTGATAGATTATTTAGAATTAAAACAGAACGTCCGCCCACATTTCGATTTAGTGCGGGCGAATTTGTTATGATTAGTACACTAGACAAAGATGTGCCTAGTCGTGCTTATAGCCTAACTTCGGGACCTTATGACAACTATCTTGAATTTTATTCAATCAAAGTAGAAGACGGTCCCCTTACAAGCCGGTTACAACATATCAAAGAAGGGGACTATATTGAAATGGGCGACCGTGCTACAGGCACACTAACACTTGCTAATCTTGAACTTGGTGGAGAGCTTTGGATGTTAGCCACAGGAACAGGTATTGCTCCTTTTATTAGTTTGCTACGAGAACCAGAGACTTACGAAGCATTTGATCGTATACATGTTGTTTGGAGTGTACGCACCCAAGAAGACCTATGGAGTTATAACGATTTTCTTGAATTTCCTGAGCTAGGCGATATTGATTATATTCCTATAGTAACACAAGATCCAGACTGGCACGGGTTGAACAAGCGTATTACAACTATGTTAGCCAGTGGGGTAATTCTTACAGATGCTGATCCTATCAAGCACAAAGTAATGATTTGCGGAAGCATGCCGTTTAACAATGACGTTAAATCTATGTTAACTTCTTGGGGTTGGCAAGAAGGAAACAAACGAACACAGGGTACATTTGTACAAGAGAAAGCATTTGTAGGATGACAAGATTTTATCTTTCGCAGTGTGAGTTTAAATGGACACACGTAAACGAAAGAATGGAAATGATTTGGGTTCAGAGGGAACTAGGTGATGAACTTTTTAAACAGTGTAATCAACCTGGTTACGATCTAGTATTACATCATTCAAACAGTCAAGCACTGCCCGGAGATGTATATTGTCGTTGTGACATTTATGTTGATATTCACGAAGAAAGAACAGCCACTTGGTTTGTACTTAAATACCCTCAAGCACGTAGGGTGGAGAAATTAGTTTGACACAAGACAGAGTATTAATTAAAACTGCGGGACGTACTGGTTCGCATGTTATTGCACAACAAGAAATGGAAAGGTTGGGTGTAACCTATCTATGGCACATGGGCGAGCCCAAGTCTACTCCTGAGATGCTGTATGCAATGGATGGACCTTGTGTGTTACACGATCACACAAAATACATTCCGCCTGATGCAAATCGTTGGGATCTCATAGTAAGCCTAAGACACAATGTTTATGATCAAGCAATTAGTTACTGCATAGCCAGACAAACCAATAACTGGGGAGACCGTCCAGCAGACGATGGCGACTTTGTAATTGATGATGAACTGTTTTTAATTACACTTAAGAACTTCAAAGTGGTCAACTTCTATTGGGAGTTAATTGCAAGAATGTACAAATGGAAATCTATACGCAGAATATATTGGGAAGATATGTTGCCATTAGATAGAGAATATACACTGCTAAACTATCCTGCTGCTGATCGTAACCGTGTAGTTAACCATGATTTCTTGAGAGAAATATCACAAAAATATATTGACAATCATAACTGGGCTATCGACGAAGCAGCAGATATGGCTGCACAGTACATAGGAACTATAGGTCGTGTTGCTGCTAGAGCATTGTTAAATCCTACAAAAGCACCTCCACTGGATGCTAAAACACAAAAGAGATTAAAAAAGAGCATGAATAACCTTGACTAAATATGTGCAAGGAGGACTTGATTATTGAGATTTGACAACCCGATATACGACCACGACTTTGTTTTTCCAGACCTAGCAGAGTTTCCTGGTGTAGAAAGTGAACCTAGATTTTTAGATACACCAAGTGTTCCAAGAGATTTGGAAGTAATGCAACGTGCATTTGAAAACAACGATTGGAATACATTCAGTAGTACCTTTTACAAATACAGCCAACTAGATAAAAAAACTAGAGCAAGAGTCAAAACTATGTTTGACTTTTACAGTTGGTTTCCAAAATCTAGAAAACACACCGACCTGTTTCCAAACAACGAAGCACACGATGCACTTTACGAACAAGGATTTTATGCTGCACAAGTAGATCTAGATGAAGTAAAAACTGCACTAGAGCCCAGCATAGAAAAACTATACGAGCAAGAAGATTGGGTACCACCCATTGGCACTATGGATCGCGGATGCCCTGTGTCCAAAGACGTTCGACGAATGATACAACAAGCACTTGCAGATGCAGGCCTAATGGATGCTGCTGGCAAGTATCTAGCAAGAGAAAGAGCATTAAAAGTAGGCAGTGCGTACCTTGTGGTAGGCACACCCACAGACAGTCATTGGAAGCAGTTCTATCAAGATCAAACCTATGTTAGCAAAACAACTAACCTACACATAGACCCAGTCGAAGATCAAATCAAAGTCATGCTGTATCTAAATGATGTTGGACTTGAAAGTGGACCATTCAGTTATGTTCCACAAAGCAACAGATGGATGCACGACGATCTACAGAACATATTCGGAAGAGCAATCGCAACAGGATCATACTGTGATACTCCAGAAAAAAGAGCAAGCATATTCCGTTTGCCCAAACATCTACGTGTGAGTTACAACTTTGGTAGAACACTTGTAGATCATAATCCTCTACAGCAGCGTATAATAGGAACAGAACAACTGTTGGTCAGTGCAAATACAAACTGCATAGTGTTTGATCCAGCAGGCATGCACCGCGGTGGTATCTGTGAAAGCAAAGATAGAATTGCCATACAAGTACTGTTGAAATAGGAACAACCATGGACAGACAACAAGATAGAGAATATTTAAAAGACACAGGTCTACGACTCAGTGACAAAGTACTCAACAAGCGCAGGTTCAACAAAAAGATACTAGAACTGCACAAGCGTGAGTTTATGCTAGGACAAGCACTCAACTACATACACAAGGATCAGCACACCATTGATGTAGGAGCATCAACAGGAACATATGCATGGGCATTTGCAGAACATGCTGAACATGTACACTGCTTTGAAGCAGTTCCTTTTGTGCATGACACAAGACTGCGTTGGGTAGCAGATCAGTTTGACAACATCACAACTTATCCTTATGCTGTGTGCGATCGAGCAGGCACAGCAACATTTTGGGTTGATGACAAGAAACTGGGCAACAACTCATTTACCAATATTGTAAACGGACAGCCCATTGAAGTTGAAACTGTTGCACTGGACAGTTTTGGTTTTGAGCGTGTGGGCTTTCTTAAAATAGACACAGAAGGACACGAACTGGATGTACTGCGTGGTGCTGCGTCAACCATTGAGCGTAATCGTCCAACCTGTATGATAGAGATATATCCCGTGTTCAACAATGGACCAGTTAGTGCAACATTCCAATGGATGTGGGACACAGATCAATACACATGCTACTACAATCACAGAGGTCAAGGATTGGTGCAGGTTGAATCAGTGGATCACGGAGTTGAAGTAGCACACGGCGACATCAACATACATGATGGTGACTTTCTTTTTGTGGCGAAGTAACAATGGCAATAATACTTGAAAATTCTATGTTTGTACACATACCCAAGACAGGCGGTCGTTGGGTAGAACGTCAACTGTTGGCACATGTGCAAGGTGCTCGTTGGAGCGGAGATCCTATATATGATGCACATGACAGTCCCGATTATGACGGAGCAGTGTTTTGCTTTGTGCGAGAACCTGCTACATTTGTAAACAGCCTGTGGCATCATCGCATACGCTCAAAGAAAAACAGCCGAGGCACTGCATGGAATTGGCAAGAATATCTCGAACTAGAACGTGTGTGCCAAAGCCGAGATTGGCAGCAATGGATGAAGAACTGTGCAAGATGCACGGGTGGTGTTGAATCATACTACGACTATTATGTGGGCAAGTACAAGAACCTACATCAAGGACGCACAGAATACCTAGCACAAGACCTAGTTGATCTGCTTGAACAGTTCGGCGAAACATATGATCGCACAGCAATACTAGCAGCCTCAACGGATGTTGTAGGAAGCTCAATCAAGAGTCGCCGTTCAAACAGCCTACTAAGTCTAGAACAGCGTGTGGCCATCAACAGTGCAAACAGAACCATTTCCCTGCGTCACGGATATCCACTCTAGCCGCACAGCGGTTTCGCCCAAAAAGCGCGAAGCGCCTGCGCACAAGCCCACAGCCGCGAAGCGGTAAAACGTTTTACACACAGTAAGCAACGTTTTACATAGCACAGATCAGTACCACAGTACTTGAGTACAGTATATGCACAGTTTTTGTCAAACCACAACGACAGACGTCATACATAGTGTTGCAATGCCCCTTAAACAGTGATTGACTAAAAGATGAGTCTTTAATCCACACTCACAACTGTATACTGAGGATTTGAACTCAACAGTAGCAGTGCGTATGTACGATCTCGTTCTGACTCTAGTATGATGCGTGTAGCACTTGATTGATGGGCATGTACGCCTCGCAAAAACAGATCAATAACAGCAGTGTGTGTTATGCTTTCACAATACTCGTTTGACGGTGTATACTGTTTGTGTTTAGGATATATTAGTTTTATTTCGTACATGGTGTGCGGTAAGTGTGCGTACAGTGTGTCGTCTAGTTAGCTCTTAACTAATATAGCTGAAGCCACAGCAATGAACGACAAATGTCCTAACTGCGAGTAAGCACTGTACGCACACATTTACTTATCTTGGTTTCACAGTGTAGAGGATGAGTTTGATACGGT